CTTCTTTGGTTCTTAATTTGGGTTCTGGCCGTGATTGGCGTGAGGACTGCATCAACGCTGACATAAATCGCATGGTCAAGTCTGATTGGTGTCTTGACATCCAGAATGTGTATTGGGACGGGGTGCTTGTTACCCGTTTGGGCGAGTTCCCTGTCAAGCGTGGAATGTTCAGCAAGATTTTGGCGAACGATGTGCTTGAGCATTTGCCTGATTTAGTCAAGGCGATGACCAATTGCAAGGACTTGCTGGCTGATGATGGCGAGATGCACATTCATGTGCCTTATGACTTATCGCTTGGGGCGTGGCAAGACCCGACCCATGTGCGTGCGTTTAACGAGAATTCGTGGGCGTATTACACGAGTTGGCATTGGTATCTGGGTTGGGAAGATCGGTTTTTCTTGAAGCACATGGAATTTCGTCTCTCAAAGTTCGGGGAAAGCCTAAAATTGCCACAAGATGAGGTTTTGAGGACACCGAGGGCGGTGGACTCGATGTTTGTGATTCTGCAAAAGGGCAAAAAATGAATCCTTTATTAGAGAAGATTGAAGACGCGCTTGAAGATCAACTTGAGGCGGCTGACCCTGAGAGCGAAGAGAACGCGCCAGCCAAGATGGATGACACCGAGCTTGAGGCGATGATGGGTCAAGAGATCACAGACGCTGTGTCATACATTGACTCAGACCTGTCACCTATCCGAGCTCGTGGTACTGAGTACTACCGCGGCGACCCGTTCGGCAATGAGGAAGAAGGTCGTTCGCAGGTCGTGGCGATGGAAGTGCGCGACACGGTGTCAGCTATGCTGCCAAGCCTGATGCGTATGTTCTTCAGTTCTGAGAATGTTGTCGAGTTCGTTCCTCGCGGACCTGAAGATGTCAAGGGAGCGCAGCAAGCTACCGACTACTGTAACTATGTGTTCCAGAACGACAACAACGGTTTCATGATCTCTTACGCGACCTTCAAGGACGCGCTGGTGCGTAAGTGCGGGATTATGAAGGCGTGGGTTGAAGAAACCGAGTCTGTCCGCATTGAGGAATATTCAGGTCTGGATGACCAGACCTTGCAGATTCTGATGCAAGAGCCAGAGGCAGAGACAAAGATTGTCGTGTCCTACCCTGACGAAGACGCAATGCAGATGCAGCCAATGATTGACCCAATGACGGGTCAGATGGTGCAGATGCCGCAACCTATGCTGCACGATGTGCAGATCAAGCGAGTGATTACTGACAAGCGTATTCATGTGGCTTGCTTGCCACCTGAAGAGCTGTTGCTGTCTCGTCAGGCAATGTCTTTCCAAGACTCCCCGTTCATTGGTCATCGCAAGATGGCTTATGTGTGGGAGCTGGTCGAGATGGGCTACGACCAAGACGAAGTCATGGAATATGTTGGCTCATCCGACCTCAACGACAGCGAAGAGGCTTTGGCGCGTCAGCCTTTGAACAACCAGCAATTCCCCACAGAGAGCGCCAACCCAATGATGCAGCGCGTGCTGTATGTTGAGGGTTACGCCAAAGTTGACTATGACGGTGACGGGATTGCCGAGCTTCGCAAGATGTGCTTCATGGGTTCTGGCTACAAGATGGTTCGCAACCTGCCAGCTTCGTACCTCCCGTTTATTGAGTTCCCATGCGACCCAGAGCCTCACACATCGCCACTTGAGGCGAATTCGATCTTTGACATCACACGCGACTTGCAAGAGATCAAGTCAGAGGTGCTTCGTAACACCTTGGACTCTTTGGCTCAGTCGATTCACCCCCGTACTGTCATTGTTGAGGGTCAGGTCAATATTGACGATGTGCTGAACAACGAGACAGGCGCTGTTATTCGCGCTCGTTCTGCTGGCATGGTTCAGCCTTTGACCACGCCTTTTGTTGGTCAAGCTGCATTCCCTGTTTTGGACTACATCGACCAGATCAAGGAAGACCGTACAGGCATGAGCAAGGCGGCTATGGGCTTGAATGCTGACGCTTTGCAGTCGGCTACCAAAGCGGCTGTGAACGCCACGATCTCTGCGTCTCAAGGTCGCATTGAGCTGACAGCCCGTCTGATGGCTGAAGGCATGAAGCAGTTGTTTAAGACCATCCTGTTTTTGGTCACGACCCATCAGGACAAGCCTCGCATGATTCGTCTGCGTAACGAGTGGGTGCAGATCGACCCCCGCGCTTGGGACAACTCGATGGATGTCACGGTCAATATTGCCTTGGGCAATGGTGATGTGAACGAGAAGATTGCGACCTTGACGCAGATCGCTGCCAAGCAAGAAGCTATCTTGAACCAATACGGTTTAACGAATCCTGTTGTTTCTGCACAACAGTATGTGCGTACATTGCGTAAGGTCGTTGAGCTGTCAGGCATGAAGGACGCTTCGGCTTACTTCAGCGACATTCCTGACGATTGGAAGCCACCACAGAGCCAGCCAAAGCCAACACCTGAAGAAGTGCTGGCGCAGGTTCAGGCTGAGTCGATCAAGGCTGACATTCAGAAGAAGGCTGCTGAACTGGAGTTGCAGCGCGAGAAGATGATTCGGGATGACGACTATCGTAGAGATCAATTGAATCAGGACTACTTACTCAAGAAGTACGAGCTTGAGTTAAAGTATCAAACACAGATTGACTCGGCACAGATTGTGGCGATGCAAGCTGTGGACAGAGAGGCTGTGAAGCAGCAAGGGCAGTTGCAAGCGCAAGTGATGCAAGCGGTTCAAGCGGCACAGCCACCCATCAACCCACAAGGAATGGTCTATTAAGTGAGTAATGAAGAAGCCGTAAGAAAAGGGAAGAAGGCTGAGAGTCTGATACAGGACGAAGCCTTCTCAGCAGCTTTGCTGCAAATGGAGAACGATGCCGTTTGGCTTTGGAAGAGTACGAAGCCAGAGGACAGCGTGAAAAGAGAGAGTGCGTGGCATATGGTTCAAGCCATTGAGCAGTTTCGTTTACAGATCAACAAGATCATGGACAACGGCAAAGTGGCTCAAAGAAACATTGACCGCGCTCAGAAATCACAATAAGGAATCTTGGAAATGTCAGGAAATACCGCCAATCCTTCGGGAAGCGTCCAAACAGGACCAATGACATTGACTGATGCAGTCGGTGTTCTCGACCAAATGTTGCTGCCTATTGATGGAGAACAGCCAGCAGAGGAAGAGACGCAGTTAACTGATGGCGATGAGCCAGAAGTTGCGGCTTCAGAGGAAGAATCATTAGAAACGCAAGACGAAGAGTCTAATGATGAAACCAATGAGGAACAGTCTGAAGAAGATGAAGAATCTGATGAGGAAGAACAGCCACAGGTCTACACCGTCAAGGTTGACGGTAAAGAGATTGAGGTGACGCTGGACGAACTTCAGAAGGGTTATTCAAGGACTCAGGACTACACACGAAAGACGCAACAGATCGCTGAAACCCGTAAACAGGTTGAAGCTGAAGCTGCTGCTATTCGTGCCGAGCGTGAACAGTACGCTCAATTGTTGGGAGCATTGCAACAGCAACTAGAGTCTGCTGCCGAGCCACAAGTCGATTTGGAGCGTCTTTATCATGAAGACCCTATCGAGTGGGTTCGTCAGCGAGAGTTGTTGCGTGACAAGCAAGAAAAACTCGCAGCCATTCAGTCTGAACAGCAGCGACTTTCTCAATTGACACAGCAACAACGCATGGAAGAGATGAAAGCCAAACTTGCTCAAGAGCAAGAGGCATTAGTCGCTGCGATACCTGAATGGAAAGATTCCAAGAAGGCTAAAGCAGAAAAAGCCATGTTGATTGAGTTCGGTCAAAAGGTCGGTTACTCAGAAGAAGAACTCAAGAATGTGTTTGACCATCGTGCCGTTTTGACTCTGCGTAAAGCAGCGTTGTACGACCAGATGATGTCCAAGCGTGGACAGATCAAACCAGTTGTGAACAATGGTCCTCGACCAGCCAAGCCTAGTGCAGCAGGTCGTGTCTCTCCAACAAGTGAAGCTACCCGCGCAAAACAGCGTCTTGCAAAAACTGGTCGCGTTGATGACGCGGCTTCCGCAATTGCACTTCTTTTGAAATGAGGCACTTAAATGGCTATCGTAACTAACACCTTTACCACCTTTGATGCCAAAGGCATCCGTGAAGACCTGTCAAATGTCATCACAAACATCGCTCCCGAAGAAACTCCTTACATGAGCAACATCGGTCGCGAGACTATCAGCAACTCTTTGTACGAGTGGCAAACTGACACATTGGCTGCTGCCGCTGCTAACAAGCAGTTGGAAGGCGATGATGTGACATCGTTTGACGCTGTGACTGCTACTGTGCGTTTGCAAAACTACGCTCAGATCAGCCGCAAGACCATCGTTTTGTCAGCTACTGAAGAAGTGGTTAACAAAGCTGGTCGCCGTAGCGAATTGGCTTATCAGATCGCCAAGCGCGGTGCTGAGTTGAAGCGTGACCAAGAATTCACCATGTTGAATGGTGCTGTGGCTGCTGCTGGTAACACCACTACTGCTCGCGGTACTGCTTCGTTGCAAGCCTTCATCAAGACCAACTACGATATGCAGACCAACGGTGCTAACCCATCGTACACAACTCTGCCTAACAGCGCCCGTACTGACGGTAATGTGCGTACCTTCACAGAAACCATCTTGAAGAATGTGATTCAACAAGTTTGGACTGCTGGCGGTACTCCCAAAATCTTGATGACTGGTCCTGTCAACAAGCAGCGCGTGTCTGGCTTCTCTGGCATCGCTTCTTCACGCTTCAACATTGACGGTGGCGCTCGTCCTGCAACCATTATTGGCGCTGCTGATGTCTATGTTTCAGACTTCGGAAATGTGCAGGTCGTGCCTAACCGCTTCCAGCGTGAGCGTGATGCTTTCGTGATCGACCCAGATTACGCAAAGTTGATGACTCTGCGTCCTTACCAACAAATCGAGTTGGCTAAGACAGGTGACGCTGAGAAGCGTTTGCTGATCGTTGAGTGGGGTCACAAAGTGTTGGCTGAAAATGCTCATGGCATTGCAGCTGACTTGATTACTTCTTAATCAAACCAAGGAGAGGGGAGAGAGAAATCTCTCCCCTTTTTTACATGACTGAAAAGAAACTATTTGATAAAGATGATGCTTTAGGCATCACAAGAATTTGGCACTACGATGCCGACACAGATAAAGCGACCATTGAGACTCGTCAAGATGTCTCAAAGATCATTGAAGAGAACAAACAAGAGTACGCCCAGATTGACGAAAACGCTCGATGGGGTGAATGGACTCGCGTTGCCAGCATTCCAATGTCTATCTATTTCCAATTGAAAAGAGAAGGCAAACTGGACGATGAAGCCTACATGAAGCGTTGGCTCAATGACCCCGACAACAAGTATTTCAGAACAAGATCGGGCGAAGTATGAGCGAAGAAAACATCAACTACATCGCGGTCTGTACGCCAGCGCGTGACATGGTTCACGCTAACTACACCTTTTGCTTGGTAAACATGGTGGCGTACCACACGATCAACACGATGGATGCTGTTGCCTTGAAGATCAATCAGGGGACATTGATTCAGAACCAGCGTGCTGACTTGTGCCTTGAAGCAATGCGTGAAAACTGCACCCATGTGCTGTTTGTCGATTCGGACATGACATTCCCGCAGGACATGATTGGTCGTTTGTTGGCTCACAACGAGGACATCGTGGCAACCAATTGTGCGCGTAGGCGTATGCCGACAGGTCCAACTGCTAGGGGCATGGACTCTGAGCTGGTCTACTCGATGCCTGAGTCAACTGGCTTGGAAGAAGTGCAGTCTATTGGCATGGGTGTCATGCTTATCTCACGCAAGGTATTTGAGTCTTTGAGCGAACCTTGGTTCGAGACACCTTGGCGCACCGACAAGCGTGGCTATATTGGTGAGGATGTTTTCTTCTGTCGCAAAGCGCGTGCTGCTGGCTTTAAAATCTACATAGACCATGACCTCTCGAAAGAGATCGGTCATATTGGCACTTTTGAATTCAAGCACGATCACACTTGGGTGATGCGTGACTTGGAGAAAGCTAAAGAGGCAAGTTGATGGCACTCAGCACATATTCGGAATTAAAGACATCGGTAGCAGATTGGCTGAATCGTTCAGACCTGACTTCTGCTGTGCCTGACTTTATTTCATTGGCTGAAGCGCAGGTCGAGCGCCGACTGCGTACCCGTCAGATGATTGTCAGGGCTACCGCAACCATTGATTCTGAATATAGTGCTGTACCTGCCGACTTCCTTGAGGCTCGTTCTCTGAAGTTGCAAACCAATCCAATCACACCAGTTGGCTTTGAGACGATTGACTCTCTGGACAATTTAAGCACTCGCTACACATCTTCTGGCAAGCCTCAGTTCTTCTCGATTGTTGGTGGTCAGATTAGGACTGTTCCGATTGCTGATTCTTCTTACACGGCAGAGCTGGTTTACTACGCGAAGCTGAGTAAGTTGTCTGACAGCAACACGACAAACTGGCTTTTGACCGCTGCACCTGACATCTATCTTTATGGTGCTTTGATGCAAGCTGCTCCATATCTCAAGGATGATGCGAGAATTGGTACATGGTCGCAAATGTATTTGACAGCGTTGCAAGACCTGCAAACTGCTGATGATCGTGGCTCTACTTCAGGCGGGGCTTTGGTTGCGAGAGCGAGAACTTTAGGATAAAGGAAAGATATGTCATCTTTTAGCAATTACACCGAAAACCTGCTGCTGAATTGGTTGCTGACAACCAACTCTGCAACCCGTCCGACAGCTTGGTATGTTGGACTGTTTACGGCTGCACCATCTGACACAGGTGGCGGTACTGAGGTTTCAGGCAACGCTTATGCGCGTGTAGCTACTGGCACGATCAGCGTGTCTGGTACTGACACCACGGCAACCAATGCGGCTGCAATTGAGTTTGCTGCTGCCTCTGGTGGCAATTGGGGAACTATCACCCATGCAGCCATCTTTGATGCTTCCACTTCAGGCAATATGCTTGCTTGGGCTGCTTTGAGTACATCACGCACCATCAATGATGGCGATGTGTTCCGCATTCCTGCTGGTAGCCTGACAGTCACCCTGACCTAATCATGGCTGCATACGGCTCTGGCTATTACGGCGGGGGCAATTACTCCTACGGGGTAAGCCTCGGGGCTTTTGCCGTATCTTCTGCCAGCACCGTAGCCATCAATGCAAAGCGCGTCTGCATAGGCGCGTTTGCCGTTTCTAGCGCCAGCACAGTTGCTGTTGCAGCCAATGTTGTCAAGTCTGGCGCTTTCTCTGTCTCATCTAGCAGTTCTGTTGCTATTGCTGGTCAGCGTTTGGCTGATGGCGCTGCTGCTATCTCATCATCTAGTTCTGTCTCTATCGCTGGTCTGCGCTATGCGATAGGTGCAGCAGCAATCAGCGACACAAGCACAGTTGCTGTCAATGGCGTGCGTTATGCCATTGGCGCTTTTGCTTCTACTGATGCAAGCACAGTCGTTATCAATGGCATTCGCGTTGCATTGGCACAGATGTCAATTCTTGATGCAATGACGATGGTTGTTGGTTCGCAGGTGATTGTGAATCAGGCTGTCACGATTGAGGCATCAAGTTCTGTTGTCATTGATGGCGCTAGAGTTCAGTCTGGTTCATTTGCATTTGTTGACTCTTCAACTGTTGTCATCAACGGTGTCAAAAAATGGGAAAATGAGAGCGATACACCTGAGACATGGACTGCACAGCAAGACACATCTGAGGATTGGACAGCGATAGGTGATTCAAGCGTTACATGGACTGACGAGTCAGACACTCCTGAAACTTGGACAGCTATCTCTGCAAATAGTAAATCATGGCAGATCGCCGCAACGAGGTAAAAAATGGCAGATACCACAACGAGCAATTTATCGCTTACCAAACCAGAGGTCGGTGCGTCAACCGATTCGTGGGGTGGCAAACTAAACACCAACCTTGATACGCTTGACGGTATCTTCAAGGCTGATGGCACAGGCACATCTGTTGGTCTTAATGTTGGCTCTGGTAAGAAGCTGATTACTACCGATGATGCAACCATTGCTGGTTTACGAGTCGGCAAAGGCGCTGGCTCAGTAGCTACAAACACCGCTGTTGGTGCTAGTGCTTTGGCGGGAAATAGTACTGGAGCAACAAATACTGCAATTGGTTATCAAGCTGGTTTGGTAAGCACGGTTTCAAACCAAACTTTTATTGGATACGCAGCAGGTGTTGCAACTACAACGGGGGCTGCAAATACTGCGTTGGGTTCTATTGCTTTATACACAAACACAACTGGCGCAAACAATGTGGCGCTAGGCGCTGCTGCTCTTTACTCCAACACCACAGGACCACAAAACACGGCTGTTGGTTATCAGGCTCTTTACTCCAACACCACAACACAAGACAGCACTGCAGTTGGTTTTCAGGCGGGTTATTCAAACACCAGTCGAAGTAACGCATTTATAGGAGCATTTGCTGGATACTCTGCAACTTCTGGTGGGTTCAATACTTTTGTTGGGTGTAGCTCTGGGGATTTGATAACTACGGGAGCAAAAAACACCATCCTTGGCCGCTACAACGGCAACCAAGGCAGCTTAGACATTCGCACATCAAGCAACCGCATCGTGCTGTCTGATGGGGATGGGAATCCTACTTGGTCTTGGGATGGTAGTGGAGCATGGTCTGTTCGTGGTACTTCATCAACAGATACTGGTGCAATTCGCTTTAGAAATAGCTCGTTTACTAAGTATTGGGATATTGCAACTAACGATGGTACTTTCTTTATTGCTGATTCTGATTTTTCTCACTACGCTTATCTCTTACAAAACATGACTTCTTGGGGCTTTGGCTCTGATAGACGCATGAAGAAAGACATTGTTGATCTTGACTATGGTCTTAATGCTGTAATGGCAATGAAGCCAAAGCGTTATACATTTATCGCATCTGGGAAAGAGGATATTGGTTTTATTGCTCAAGAGCTAAAAGAGATTGTCCCAGAAGCTGTGTCTGGTGAGGAAATTGAATACTTAGATACAGACACACCACAAGAACGAGCATCTAAGTCTTTGGGTATTGGGAAAGAACTTTTGATTCCTGTTTTGGTTAAAGCCATCCAAGAACTCAAAGCAGAATTTGACGCATACAAGGAAGCACACCCATGATTGAACTAACAGCCGAAGAACAAATAGCCAAGCACTACGCTGCTTGCATGGATAGCGTGAACCTCATCAACGGTGAAAAACCAGAGCGCACGACCGACGAGGAATGGGCCGACACTGTTGAGCGCAACAAAGAACACCTGCGTATCATGCTGGCTAAAGACTTTTGGACTAATGAAGACCTTAGTGCAATTCAAGCTGCGAGTGTGTAATGGCAACTATTGACGCAACAGACGCTCGTCTGTCTACGCATGAAGAAGTTTGTGCGATGAGATACGAGCAGATCAATGCAAGACTCAAGCGCCTTGAAGGAATCATCATCAAGGCATTTGGTGTCTTGACTATCAGCATGGCTGGTGTCATTTGGTCAACCATAACGCACTTGAAGTGAGGTGACCCATTGACCCTATCTCTGCAATGCTTATGCTGTCAAGCGCAATCAAGGGCATACGCTCTTGTTGCGAAATGTTGTCAGAAGGCAAGGCAGAGATACAGCGCATTAAGAAAGGCGTTGAGGACGCTAAAGCAATCGCTAAAGATGTTTCTGGATTCTTTGGATGGCTTGCCAGCATACTTCGAGGCTCAGAGCCAGCTAAAAGAATACCTGAAGCAGCACCAGAAGCAAAACCAACAAAGCCAAAGAAGGATGACTATGTTGACCACATTCCAACAGAAGATGAAGTCGTTGACCAGTTCATTCGTCATGTCGGTAACTACTTTAAGGCACAGGCTTATCTCGTTGCTTACAAAGAAGAGCTAGAGCAAAAAGTGTTTAGCGCATCGTACAAGGATAACAACGAAGGTGCGCTGGAACTTATCTCTATTGAGACGAAGCTAACGAAATGCGGGTCTGAGATGCGGTGGCTAATGAACGAAGCGCCACCACAACTAGGACCGCTGTACAGTCGTTATAAAGCGATGTACGAGAAGATTTTGATTGAGCAGCGTAAGACTAGGGAGAGGGACAGAAAGAACGAGAAGCAAAGAAGGATTGACCAGATCAGGACTGAGAACGACAGAACTGATCGCTGCGTACCGCATTGGGTTACCCTTGGGCTTGTTATCATTTTCTGGTTGTGTATATGGCAAATATCTCAAACTATGACGCAAAGGTCTACTTTTGGGGCATGGTCTTATTCGCAACCGTCAGCTTCATTGCCTTACCAATTACTGCCTTTATCTATTTTGACAACAGAGTTCTCAAGAGTGAGATAGCGGCAGAGATAAGAGAACTGAAAAAGCTAAAGCGTGAACTGAAATCAACAGAGAAGGAAGAGTAAATGGCACTAACCAGAAGCGAGATGGAGATCATTATCAAGAAGCGTGCTGCTGTCTTGCTCATCATATTGGCTGCATTGGTAGCCATTAACAGCTTTTTCAAGGACAGCAACTCTGGTCGCATCATGAAGGACATCATTGCTGCCAACAATCAATGGGCTTGGTATCAAGCCAAGAATGTGCGTGCTGCCATTTACAAGACAACTGCTGACCTAGTGGATGACAAGAAGCTGTCGCAGCACTATCACGGTGAAGCGCAGCGCATGAACGCTGACATGGAAGAGATCAAGGCACGCGCTGTGGCTTTGGAAACTGAGCAAAAGCAGTTATCAGCCAAGTCACCTTATTACACATATTCAGCAATGCTGATGCAGTTGGGTTTGGTGCTTTCTACCGCAGCGATTCTTGCTGTGTCTATGCCTTTGTTTTATGCTGCCGTGGCTGTTGGCTCGTCAGGTGTTTTATTGTTTGTAATTGCTTTAGGGGTCTAATATGCTGCCAGTTGTCATGTCAATCGTTAACGGCTTGATTGCCAACAATATGCCGAAAGTGGCAGATGCTGTGATTGAGAAGGGTGTGGATTATGTGCAGGAGAAGATGGGCATTACCCTGAAGCCTGAACACGAAGCAACAAAAGAGGATTATGAGAAGTGGAACGCTGAAGCTGCCAAGCATGAGGAGTTCATGGCAGAGCTGGACGAGAAGTCTAGACAGCGTGCTACTGATATGCAGATGAAGGCGATGGAGTCTGATGACCCATTGATTCGCAGATTCTTGTACTACTTCATTGCTTGCTGGTCATTGTTCTCAATGATCTTCATTCCTTGCTTGATTTGGGCATCAATCCCTGAATCTGGTCAGCGTTATGCAGACACGATTCTTGGTTATGTCATGGGTACTATCGTCACATCGATGTTTGCATTCTTGCTTGGTTCTAGCCAAGGCTCACGCATGAAAGACAAAAAATGACACCTACACGCGAGATGCTGGTTGCCGTAAAGATCAAAGACCCTGACAAGTGGCTTGAGGTTATCAAGAATACTTGTCAGGAGTTTGAGATCAATACGCCAGAGCGCATTGCTTCATTCTTGGCGCAGACTGCTCACGAGTCTGCTGGCTATACGATGCTTGAGGAAAATCTGAATTACTCAGATGTGACGATGGCTGCTGTTTGGGCTAACCGTTTTGCGGTTATCGACCCTGCCACGAAGAAGCCCAAAAAGGACGAGAAGGGTAAGAATATCCCTAACGCCTTTGCCAAAGCCCTGCACCGCAAGCCTGAACTTATCGCCAACGCCGTTTACTCGAATCGTATGGGAAACGGCACGATTGAGTCTGGTGAGGGGTGGGCGTACAGGGGAAGAGGTCTAAAACAATTGACGGGCAAGGACAACTACACTCGTTGCTCGGCAGCATTGGGAGTTGACCTAGTGTCTAACCCTGATATTCTGCTAGAGCCAAACAATGCGGCTCGTTCGGCAGGCTGGTTTTGGAAAACCAACAACTTGAGCAAATTCGCTGATGCCGAGGACATTGAAGGCATGACGAAAAAGATCAATGGCGGTTTGATCGGTCTGGCAGATCGCGAGGCTAGATACGATAGCTGCATTGACATATGCCGCGCCTAGACTTTTAAGCGAAAATATGGTCTATGGCTACAAACTTCGATCAGCAGCTAGAGACTCCACCAGTACCAGACTTGCCTAACCCGCAAGACAGGTATGAACGGCTGACGGTAGCCCAGACAAACGAGCGTCTTAGAACCTTCTTCTTGAGGGTTAGAAACGCATTTCAGGCATTGCTTGGACCTCGTGGCGGTAAGTACCTGAACAGCCCTTACGGGGCGTTTCAGGACTCCACAGACCAGACAGCAGCCAACACTACGACTGCTTACGCTATAACTTTCAACACGACTGACTTTAGTAATGGCATCACGCTGTCTAACAGTTCTCGCATCAATGTGTCTCAGGATGGGCTATATAACCTAGAGTTTAGTATTCAGTTTAAGAATACTACTAATGACACACAAGATGTAGATGTTTGGTTCAAGAAGAATGGGACAAACATAGACAAGTCAAACAGCAGGTTCGGTATGCAAGCCCGTAAGAGTTCTGGCGATGCTTCTCACATGATTGCTGCTATCAACTTTTATGTTGATATGTTGTCTGGCGACTACATTGAAATCATGTGGCGACCTTCTGATACTGGTCTTTCGATTGAGGCTTACGGCACAAGCACAACACCGACACGACCTGCAATTCCATCAGTAATTGCAACGCTTACCTATGTGTCCAACCTATCAGCATAATCAGACCTATGGCACTCATTCCTCTCAATATCCCTGCTGGCGTTTACCGTAATGGCACAGAATACCAATCCAAAGGCAGATACTTCGATGCAAACCTCGTTCGCTGGTTTGAGGGAACTTTGCGTCCTTTGGGCGGGTGGCGTAAGAAGTCATCAAGCCAGATGACAGGCAAATGCCGTGGCTTGATTACTTGGCGTGACAACTCAGCAGATCGCTGGATTGCTGCTGGCACGCACTCCAAGCTGTACGCAAT